CGCCACGCTGCCAAGTGTCTGTGCCATCAGTTACCACCTCCGTTGTAGGTTACTTGGATTTGAGCTGCCGTAAAGGTGGTGCCAATCAGATATAGGGCGTCGTTAACGGTGCGGTTTGCCGTGTTCCCAAAAAATACTGCTTCCGTCTCCGGCTTAAACAGCGTAGCCGTGCTGAGGGGCGTTCCAACCTGTGACGGCTCGTCTGCCCTTACAAGGTCGTATGTATTCTCTTGACCGGAGACAGGAGTAAGTTTAACCCGCCCCGGATAAGTAGGGATCCTGTCTTGCATGTTGCCTCCTTACCATTCGCCGGCGTAAACGTCACCAGCAAACACCCACAGAAGATTGTTGCTGACCCATACCAGCAAATCATTGATATCGGTCAATATCCGCTCGATGTCATTCGCCTGCTCATAGGTGAGATGTTGCATGGTTTCAGGGGTTTCCGGTGGAGCATTCCACCCAGCAGGATAAACAGGAATATTGGACATCATGGAGCGGATTGCCGCCACGTTGGAAAGGTAGTTCTCCAAATCCTGGCTAGTCGGAATATCATTGATAGTCCAGCCAGTCTTAGGAGTAATCGCCATAGGAAAGCCAAACCCGCCGAACAAATCAGCGATATATTCAATCGCTTCTCCAACTCTGTTCAGGTCCGTTGCGTTGTAAGCTCCTTTCACTCCGGCAGACCATTCCACTTTTTCGCCCTCTGTCATTCCGTCCCAGCCTTTATCATGCAGAGTACGCCAGCGGGTCACGTCGGATTGTGTTCGGTCTGTTATCAACGTGTCGATCATACTCATACTAGCCTCCAAGGGATGCCACAGTCGCCACAACGGTATTTGACAGCTTGACTTCCATGCGTCGGAGATTCCCGGCATTAGTGGTCCCCCATGCGGTTGGAAGCGTCACGCAATCGCCTAATAGCTCTCCTGTCCAAACGATCTTCGCATTGGTGG